GGTTTAATTTTCTATTTTCACACATAGAGACAAAACTACATAACATTAAAAATGTATGTACAATATCTTTTTTCTCTAAAATTGTATACGGATTATCCATTATATATTGTGTTTCGATTTAATGGTTCAAATCGCTTACTTAAAGCCAGCACAGTATCATTTAATATACCACCGGCAGCATATTCATGGCCTCCTCCATCACATATTTTTTTTGCAAATTTGCTTAAATTAAAATCAATATCTTTATTTCTACGTAAATATACTCTATTATTTTTTAAATTAATCATCATACACACATCACACTCATAACTATCGACTATATATTGTCCTAAATCATTAATATATTCGCTAGCAAATGTACTAATAAAATTATATTCCTTCCCAGCGATAGAGAGCTTCGCTTTAAATAAATCCACACTTTCTCTCATTTTCTTAAATTTATAAAAATGATAGCTAATAATTTTATTTTGTTCAGTAGTAAAGCCAAAAAACCCATTTTCAAAATCATTAATAAAATTTTGTAATTTATCTCCGTTTTTATACCAGAGATAGAAATTTAATCTATTACTTTCAGGGTATTTTAATTCATAACAATCATAATCATTTGCAAGCGCTATTAATTTTTTCTGTTCTTTAGTTAAGTTAATTTTAGGATAAATGTGACGAAATGTTTGATAAATGAACTTACTACATGATTGTTGATTTATATCAATAAATGTTTTCGCAAAATCATACTCATTAATATGAGATTTATGATGATCAAAAATAACTACATTTGGCTTATCTATCAAATCTTTAATTTCAGTTGTATCTAGATCAAAGAAATATACTCTTTTATAATTTTCAATTTTATTATGATTTAACCATCCTAATAATTTTTCTCTTATATTAGAAACTTTTAATGTTATAGCTTTTGGTTTAGATTGTTTAAACCAAGTATAAATTAAATAGCTGCAGCAACCGTCGAGATCTAAGTCGGTAAAAATTATTTCGTCTTTTATCATTATAAATATTTTATAGATTCCCAATGTAAATCGTTTCCATTTATTGCTTGTAATTTAGTTATATAGTCTATATCAACTAAATCTGGATGAATATACCAGTCTTCGAACGGGCGCGCTGAGCAGTTTGAGCAGGTCGGTGTTTGATGGCAGCTAAAATCTATTATAATATTATCAAAGACTTTTTTGTATCCTCTTTTTTCAAATATCTCTCTTGATAATGTTTTAGTATTTATAGAATGATCGGTCATTCTATAAAGATCATGTTCAAATGTTACTGTAGCGAATTTATATTCATCCATAACTGTTTCATCTAATTTTCTTAATGTGTCTAAAGTAGAATAATTCTCTACATCTAAATCTAGTTGTAGATAATCTATATTATGAGGAGCGTTATATTCATTAAACGCTTTAATATAATCTACTTTTCTAGCATCATCTATAATATAATGACTATGTTGTCTTTCTTTTTTATAAAGATCTAAAACATCGCGTCCGCGGTTTGGTCCACCGCTTAGTTTCTCTTGAGCTTCTATCATAATACCAGTCCAATTATACTGTGTTTCGAGTAGAAATGTATTATTTATAAAGACAGGATCGTTTGAACCGATTTCGACAAAAAAACCATTTGTTTTAAATTTTAAAACATTTAAAACAAATTCATCTTGCCCGGCTTGGCCATGAAATTGAGACATCATATATATACTTACATCACTCTTCCGAATTGTACAGCATCTGTTTCCGCTGCATTAACATCTTCGTTAATGTTTAAATCGTTGTTTTCCATAAGAGTAAGAGTATTATAATCTATAGAAACTCGAGTGCTTCCTGTATTAGAGCCAAATCTATTTTTAATAATGCCCATATGAAGAGCGTCGTCTTCTTCATCTTCTTCTGTTCTCCAAATACTTACTATAACATCTGCAGTTGCACCTAATCCGTAGCTTTCTCCAATAGCTTCTAACCCCGGACCATTAGCAGTGTTTCCATACCCTGTTCTATTTACTTGTGTAGCGGATATAATCGGACATTCAAATGTATACGACATTGCTCTTACTTGTTCAGAAATACTTTTAACACGCTCATAAGAATTATTACCGTATGTACTCGCTAAAAGATTTAAATAATCGAGTACTATAATATCAGGTTTAAACTTCTTATTAATTAATTTTTTAATAAAACCTTCAAGTTGGATGGGTGTGATCGAGCTTGGAGCAAATTCTTTAATTATTATATTTGCTCTAGGGTGCGTCATCTTAAAATTATCTACCTTTTCTCTCAGCGTGCCTATATGTTCATCTAAATGGTTTATAGGAAGCCCGGTAAGTCTAGATGTAATTCTCTTACAGTATATCATTTCTGACATTTCAAGAGAAACAACTAAAACATTTTTATCTTCTGCGGCGGCGTTACTTGCTATATTACTTAGAAATATAGATTTACCTACATTAGTAGGGCCTGCAAAGACATACATACTACGACCTTGCTCTAAGAAACCTCCCCCGAGTCTTGTATCAAGCCAATCCCATCCGGTTTTGATCTTTTCCTCACGCGTTGTTAGATCAGTAATATGTTGTTCTACGTCTTTAAAGTAATTATGACCTACGTTTGTTGTAATAGAAATATTACATGCTTTTGAGAATTTGTCATATATACTTTTTACATCTCTTTCTTTATTATCAACAATTTCTAGGAATGTATTAAATACAGCTTGCTCTTGTAAGAATTTCTCCGTATAAGAAAGTAGTATGTCATTAGATAGTTCTACTTTTAAAGCATTAATAATTTTTTTACTTGATTGATAATGCTCTTTAAGCTGAGGTGTGTTTAGATATAATTCTAATTCAGTGTGCGAAGGGCGTCTATTATTTTTTCGATATAAAGCTTGTATGATTTTAACTATTTGTTGAAAATCTTTATTTTTAAAAAATCTATAATTAAGATTATCAATAATAGAATTTAGATACATTTCGTCCTCAAGACAGTTCTTAAAAACTACCTTTTCTAAATATTCTAAATCTATGTCTAAGTAATTACTTTCGTTTGTTAGCATGTTTAACGAGAGTATTATAGAAGTAATCTTCGGATTTGCTATACTCTTCTGTGTGGTTGAGCAAACCAGGTGATTCGTGAATAACGTGAATAGGGGCAGTAGTTAAGCGCAAACCGGCTAAATGACAATCAAGACAAAACTTTAAATCATAATGATGAAATCCTTTAATATTTTTATCAAATTTTATTTTTTTCTTTGCGATTGATTTAGTTCGTACTGCTAAAAATACTCCGTCTAACAGTATTACTTGTTTCGGTGTTTGACCGAATATAGTTGGTGCATAATCTGTATTGTTATGATAGTGAGATACTATTCCAGATAGCGATTCTGGTTTGCATAACAAATGCCATAGACAAGGTTTTTTAATCCGTAAATTACTGCCGCCTGCTAATCCGACTATATCAAATCCTTGTTTAAACAAATTACGGATTTCTACTAAAAAACTTATACTATCAATAAATACATCGTCATGTACAAATAGAATGCAATCATATTTTTTGAAATTTTCTGGTGTTAAATAATTGTTATAAACAGCACATAATCCGCTAGTATTTTTATATGTAGGCTGAAGATCAAAAGTAGTTATAGTGTTTTCATCATGATGATGTAAACTCTTAGATAATCTAGAATTTATAAAGTCAGCTTGTGTAGCTTGTGTAGCAACAGCTATTAAAGTTTTCATACAAAAAATGGAGAATTTAATTCAAATTTTTGTGTTTCTAAAAATATATTTTTACTAAAATTAAATTCATATATCATCCCTTCTTTTACTGATTCCCATCCGGATAATTGCACTGAACTAAAAGATTTGTTGTCGGTAAATAGTGTTGATCCAGATCTAAAAATTTGTAATCTACCCATGTTTGGCTCATACATCCAACATCCAAATGTACCTTCAAGTTCTGATAATGCGTTTTTAATACCAGACATATATATTAATGGTAATATTATGCTACTATCAACCTTATTTGTTTTACCTCTAAGTTCATATTTTTCTTGTAATATATTAAAATTTTGTAATACTCCGTTGTGTGCTAAATATGTATTTTTATACGTAAATGGGTGACAGGTATCAGTGTTGAATGTTCTAACCTCTGATGTAGGAGATTGTACATGACCTAGATAATATATACAAAACGGGTTCTCTTCTATATGCTTATCAAAATCTTGTTCATACTTTGTGGCGACATGGAGATCGTTTTTCATCCCTGCAGGGAATAGCATTGTTACACTGCGTACAAAGTTTCCTCGTTCAGAGTTCTTTTTATATAA